TAATTGCTAAGCTCAAGTACGAAGATCATAACGGATAAGGAATAATATGAGTTTCGATTTTAATTTTACCCCTGATCACCTACAGCAATTAATACCCAACGCTATTGGTGGGTCATCTGAATGGTACAACGTTATTGTAGAAGCTTTACCTCAATACGAGATTACTACCGTGGAGAGGGTTGCTGCATTTATTGCACAATGTGCACATGAATCTGGTGGCTTTTCTGTACTGGAGGAAAACTTAAACTATAAGGCTGCAACCCTGAGTAAATTATGGCCACAGAGATTTCCGCCTGGTGTTGCAGAACAATATGCAGGTAACCCGGAGATGATTGCTAATAAAACTTATGGCAGCAGAATGGGCAATGGTGCTGAAGATACCGGTGAAGGGTATAAATTTAGAGGAAGAGGGTTACTTCAGTTGACTGGTAAGGATAACTACACCGCGTGTTCTAAAGCCTTATTTCAAGATAATTCTTTAATAGAAGACCCCAGTGTATTGTTAGACCCATATTATGCAATTCATTCAGCATGTTGGTTTTGGAATAAGAACAAGCTTAACCAGTATGCTGATTCAGGTGATTTTACTACCATGACAAAGAAGATTAATGGCGGTACAATTGGGCTTGAGGATCGCATCAATCACTACACACATGCTGTAGATGTGTTAATGGGTAATTAAAATATGTTTGACCATGTACCACTTGATAGAGAATTACCTAAACTTAAACAATTGAATGAGGATGGTACTCGCTATTATGTAACACCAGAGGGTAACAAATATCCCTCTGTAACTACTGTTCTTTCTGAGTATAGTAGGAAAGCTATCATGAATTGGCGAGCCCGTGTTGGAAACGAACAGGCAAATATCATATCAGGTAAAGCATCTTCACGTGGTACTAAGTTACATAAATCTTGTGAGAATTATTTAAACAATGAAGTAATAACGTTTAAGACACCGTTTGAGCAAGAACTCTTTACAAAATTTAAACCTACTTTACATCGTATAAATAAAATCTATGCTCAAGAACTAAGGATGTATTCGGATCATTTGAGAATGGCAGGTACGGTAGATTGCATAGCTGAGTTTGATGGTAAGCTGTCTGTAATAGACTTTAAGACATCATCCAGGGTAAAGGATAAAGACTATATTGAAAATTACTTCATGCAATGTGCAGCATATGCTATTATGTTTGAAGAGCAATTTGGTATACCAGTTAATAGAACAGTAATTGCAATTGCGGTGGAAGACGAAGAACCGCAAGTTTTTGTAGATTCAAGAAATAAGCATGTTGATAGACTATTTCACTTTCGGGATCTCTATGAACGTAACCATGGCCTAGTTCCGAGTCTGGCTATATAATACATATATAGTAATTGTTGTAATCCCTTCAAAACGAAGGTGCGTTGGACGCGGGTGCGAATCCCGCCAGGTCCACCATAAGTATACTAGTCTGCGCCGTGCGATAATGAAGATGACTAAGGTATCACGGACATCCAGATAATCCAAACTAGTATACTTTTGATGGGCCTGAAATAGATTCGACAGCGTAAGATAGTAGAGACGGCAACACGTCAGGCGTTCGACGTAAATGAAGCAAATCCAATAACTGCAAACGACGAGTTATTCTCATTAGCGGCTTAGACCCCGCTTAGGGTTTCGATAGGTTTCCTCGTAACAGAATAACCTATTACTATGTTCAACAAAAGGAAAACTAATGGTACGAGTACTAAACTTAATTGTAAAATTAAGCCTAGTAGCCTTAGCAATATTTGCTATCGCTAAATTTACGACAACAAAAATAGAATATCTGAAAACAAAATCTTTCAATCAAACGCCTATCACAATGGCAGAAAGAGAAAAGCAGTTAGTCTGCTTGGCAAAGAACATTTACTTTGAGGCTGCCCAAGAACCTTTCGAGGGTAAAGTAGGTGTTGCGCAAGTTACTATTAACAGAGCAGAGTCAAAGAAATGGCCCTCCGATATCTGTAACGTAGTATATCAAAAGAACATAATCTACGGAAAAGTAATATGTCAGTTCTCCTGGTACTGTGAAAACGGACCTATGGTGAAATCTAATGCTGCATATACTGAATCCATGGAGGTGGCAAAGAAAGTATTACTTGAAAACTTTCGACTACCTTCACTGAAAGGTGCATATTACTATCATGCAGACTATGTAAATCCTAATTGGGGTAAACCTAAAATTACTCAAATAGGACATCATATATTTTACGGTGAAAAAACTTAAAGGCAGAAAATGGATAAACTAAATTTATTTAAAGAAAACACACTTAAGTTTTTTGAGGGCTTTACCAAGGCAACAGCAGACACTATTGCCTGGTTTAGTATAGTTGTAATTATGTGTGCAACTATACCCAGCTTTATTGCAGCAATGACCGGGCATACAGATAAAATGCCTCCACTAGACATTACGTTACTTGTATGGATGGGGCTGTTGCTTTATTTTCTTAGATCAGCTATAATAAAGGATATGCTAATGGTAGTAACAATTGGACTTGGATTTGCAGCTCAGGCAATGTGTCTGGGTCTAATCTACTTTGTATGATGACTGAACAATTAACCGACACCCTAATAATTACTAAAAGATTTCGATCTCCTAATGAATTTAGCCTTTATATTGACGAAGTACGAGTCAAGTATGATATCAGCTACATGGATGCAGTAATTAATTATTGCAATGAGAAAGATATTGATATCGATAGTATCGGGCCTTTGATTAATCAAAAGTTGCGTGAAAAGATTCAAATAGAAGCAGAATTAGAAAATATGATTAAACCTAGAGGGCATTTGCCTGTATGAATTCTATGACCCCGTTTGATGTTTATCGTCACTACCTTGCCCTGCGCTTGCATTTCACTACTGATAAGTACGATGTAATTAAACAGCAGGGTAGGGTTAGGGCGACCCAGCAGTCTTTCCTCAGGCGTAGAGACTTGCTTTCTATTACTCGGGTAGCTGAGAGTTACTCTAATAAAGACGTTGTTGAATTTTTAGTTGCTAATTTTATATCTGGAGATAGGTGGGGCGGGGTATTTAACGTAGATGCTAGAGAGCGGTATATCGACTGGAAAAAACGAGTAGAATCTATGACCTATACGTTTGAGAAAGAGATAGGAGCTGCAGTACTTTATGCTGAAAAGAATAAGATAGAGTTTACTGATCTATTGCAATCTATCAATGGGCAGCATCCCCCTATAATTAAGATGTTTATGAAAGGTACTGTGTCTATCGAAACACTAGTAATCCTAAATAAACTAGGCAATTATATAAATAAATTAGATATTGATTTAAAAGATGACTTGGTATGGCCAGATACATCGAGGATTATTAAAAAATATTCCCCGTTCCTTAACTTTAGTAGAGAAAAATACGATGCAATTCTCCGAAGAGCAATTGGACGTGACTAATGCCAGGATTATGGAATTAGAGAAGAATATCTGTATTCTACAGGATGTTTTAACAACGCTATCCGATAATATGAAACAGACACAGCAGTATCTCATTAAGCTAGCACACCATCAATCAGAAATTGCAAAGAGGCTATCATCCTGGCCCTTCCTTGCTGTTTCAAATACAGAGGGAGACAACTAATGTTAGAGACAATATTTTGGGTACTTATAGGTGCATTAATCGGTTGGCATGTTCCGCAACCCCAATGGGCGGCCAATCTTAGTAGTAAACTTTTGGGGCTAATTAGGAAGTAATTTTTTACACGAGATATGACATACGAGAAGAAAGACAGGGACTGGGGCAGAGAGAAGAAACTTCGTAAGGTACTTAAGGGTACCGATCAAGTTGCAAAGCATCGCAAAAGCATATATAATATGTTATCAGAACAAGATTTAAAAGATCCGAAATTTGATAACGAGGATAGTGATGTTAATATAGATTATGAAAACTATACTAAACAACGCTAATACATCGAATACAACGTTTATACGAGGAAAATATGGCACTAGATTTTAATTCAATGAAAAAAGGTCGGGATACATTTGCAGGTTTGATGAAAGAGGTGGAAAAAATTGCCACCCCTCAGAGTCAAGAAACAAAGAAAGACGATCGCTTCTGGCAACCAGAAGTAGACAAAGCGGGTAACGGTTATGCTGTTATTCGGTTCCTGCCTCCTGTTAAGGGAGAAGACTTGCCCTGGGTACGAATTTGGAATCACGGATTTCAAGGTCCGTCTGGTAAGTGGTACATCGAGAATTCTCTCACAACTCTCAGCAAGCCCGATCCTGTATCAGAAGTTAATACCGAGCTTTGGAACTCTGGTATTGAGTCTAATAAAGAGATTGCACGTAAGCAAAAGCGTCGTCTGGGCTATACAGCCAATATCTACATAGTAAAAGACCCTGCACATCCAGAGAATGAAGGTAAAGTATTCCTTTATAAGTTTGGTAAGAAGATCTTTGATAAGATTAAAGATGTGATGCAGCCTCAGTTTGAAGATGAGGCACCAGTTAATCCTTTCGACTTCTGGAAGGGTGCTAATCTCAAGCTTAAGATTCGTAACGTAGAAGGCTATCGTAACTATGATAAGTCTGAGTTTGAAGCTTCTGCTCCACTCTCGGCAGACGATGATGAGCTGGAAAAAGTCTGGAGCAA